CAACTCGATAAATGCGTTGTTTTTATCATGCGAGTAGAATTCCTCGCTTATTTTGTCAGCACCATCTCGGACTTTGACACAAATGTCCGTATCTTTTTTTATGGCCTTTTTCAAATGCTAACCTCCTTTCTAATAAAAAAGAAAGAGAACCTAAAAAGGTTCTCTTGATCTATTTTTCAGTCCAGGCATCGTTCATTTGCTTGACCGCAGACTCAACGAATGTGTCCAGGTCTTTGTCCGTCATGCCAATATTATACTTGTTAAGTTCTGCCCGAATTTTGATTCGAGCTTGTTCTAACTTCTCTTCGCCTTTGTAGCCTGTTTCAACTGATACCTGTTCAACTGCATTGACCGCATTTTTAGCTAAGATTTCAACAATCTTGATTGTTTTCTCTCCGCCTTTTTGAACAAGATATTCTTTGATAGATTTGACTGCAATGCCAGCTAAAATGACAAGAATGCTAATTGCTGAATTGATGATAATTTCATTGATTTGTTGCATTTGTATGTTCCTCCGAAATTTCTAAATTTAAGTATTTATTAAACAAGGCATCAATTCGCCCGTTGCCACCTAACTTCTTATAGCTAGAGTGCATCTTATGAATAATATCAGACTCATGCACCGTTGTATATCCACGTTTTAGAGCAGTAGTGATGTCCCGTTCTAACCGTAGATACATTGTAGCTAAATGCGCTTCATCGTGAATTGCCAATTTATTATTGATCTCAATAATATTCTTTTGATTATCTTCACCAATAACGTGGATAGTGTTCAACTCAGTCTTCAATTCCTTGAACTGTTCCTTGTTGAGGTTTCCTGCTTTACTAGCTCTCATCCCAAACCACCCGGTAGCAATGACACCGATTGTGGGAGCAAGCTGAGCGATAGCGTGTATCATTTTTTCAAAGATTTCAACCCATGTCATAACCTCCCCCTTGTCTAATCAATACGGGGCATGACAACGGTCAATACCCCTTGCTGTAACATCTCAGCAAGTGATTGCTCTTTGTAAGTATAACCCTCTGTGGCTTGCATTTGAAACTTAAAGATAGTTTGCGTACCCTTTGGCCATTTTGCATTAGTATCAAATGGATAAGCACCTGAGATGATGTCTCCGTTGTTGTAACGTTTATCCTTAGCAAGTGGCTTGATGAATGCTGCCACTTTGCTATAAGCATGAGTAGCCATACCGCCATTTTGAGATACCGCTAAGGCAATCAAGACCTCAGTGATAGCTGATACCGTGTCAAGATTTTCTTTTGTTTCTGTGACTGCTTGCTCAGCTTGAGCCGCTGCCTCTTTGTTCTTCTGTAGTTCTTGAGCTACTTTGCTGAATTTTTCGTTTTCAGCTCGGTTTGGGAAATTCTCCTCATAGAGCGACTCAAGAGCAAGCTCAAAGAGCTCTGTATTAGATAAGCTGATTTTATCAGCTGGTAGCAAGATAGGGACATTTGCCCCGTTTGCATTAACCAAAGTTACCTTAGTGGCTGATACTGCACCACTTCCGTCATATTCTAAAGATTTTGAACCATATTCTAATTTCATATATTTTCCTTTCTTAAATTGGTCTAGTGACAACTTCTCGCCACGGTCTCCATTTATTAGCTACACGATATCTGACAAGCATTGTTTCAGTCTCGGCTGTCCAATAAGTCTGTACTGCGTATTCAGCGTCAGCATAAACTTGGACCAATAACCACCCATTTTGATTTTTAGGTCTATTAGGTGCACTCCAACTATAATACATGCCGTTTTTTAGTATGTTGTCAGGATCTTCTTTTGTAAAAATAGAAGTCCCTGTATTGTTTGTTAGCTGATGCTGTTGGATAGGATTGTCATTAGCGTAGATGTCGCCCTTAACATCCAAAGCACCACGCTCACGGATTTTATTTACTCCAACTCCTGAGCGGTCATAAGAAAAGACCACGCTCTCTGTTGCCACGTTGACCATAAACTCAGTACGAGTGAATCTGTCCTCAAGGATACCAATTACAACCCATGACTGATTAGCTAGATAATTCCCTGCTAAATTAGCCTGTGAATTGACTAGACTTGAAATACTTGACCAGGTGCCAGTCGCATGACCATTGTCAACCGTAAAGGCATTGGTGCCTAGTTTAGCCACCTTGAAAGTCAAGGTCATTGTGTTTCTTTGACGCCCTGCCACTGTGAGAGGTGCTATCTTGGCATTTCTAGTAGCGGTCAAGGTGCTAGAGGTTGAGCCTGTTCTTGCTATGCTAAAACTGAGTGCTGGAGCAAAATACTCCAGCACTGTGACAGATACCTCTCTAGCGTCTGACCATCTGCCACGGCTATCAGAGACGCTTGCTCTGATTTTGATTGTGCCGTGATAGTTCATAATACCAAGGCTCCCACCATTTGAGCTTGTCGCTTGGTTTTTGCCTACGATTTCAGCTCGGTATCCTGTAATGGTTGAGCCATAGGTGCCCTTTGCGCCATTGAAAGATACCTTGATGTTAGAGATAACCTGAATAAACGTGTCAGAGTTTGAGATGAGATTTTGAGCAGCACCATTCACATCTGACAGAGTGACACCTGAGAAAGTAGGCTTGACATTCCCTGGCACACTTGCCGTGAATGTAGTGGACTGAGTTCCAGTCTTGGTGTTACCTGAATAGGTATCGACATAGATTGTACCTGTACCACTTGCTGAGTTAGGGATGTCATTAGCAAAATCAATAGGGATTGACCATGTAGCGGATGTGTCTACATTGCTTGCAATCGTTCCTGACTTACCTGCCCATGAATAGCGCACCGTATGCTTGAAACTCGAACTTTGACGGTTGATGTTGATAGTAACCGAACTACCGATAACTCCAGCGCTCACGCTTACAGAGCTTGAACGAGGGATAGTAGTCAAGCTGAGACTTGCTGATACTGTGATAGTCCCATGCAGGCCATTATTCGGATTGAACGTACAAGAAATAGGGAGCGTTTTAGTCCCATCTGCATTGTGTGAGATTGTGCTTGAGCCACTAGCTAGAGTGTACTCCTCGCCTGATGTCTCCCACGTCGGGTAACTGTAATGCACGTTACGACCGTCTAAATTGAGAGACAAAGTACTGTCTCCTTGATGGTTATGAGTGTAATAGGCGCCTGTACGGCTAACTGTCATCCGCCAGTTAACGGTTGAGGTGTTAGCTGTGATGCTCTGAGAGCCCTGATCTACATAGACATTGAGATGCAAGCTCCCACTTGAATTACTAAACTTTGCCATTTAGTCTACTCCTTTCTAACCGACATAACGGATGACATTCATATCAGGATTGATATGATACTGTTCTTCTCTAAATCTGCCTATTTGGATAGTCTTAGAGAAAATACCATTTTCAATGTGTATGACCCCTTGACTGATATACATAACCTCTACACCAGCACTAAACATTGAGATACGGCCGTTAGGGTTGAACATCATGCTAGAGCTGCCATCATTCTTACCAATAACAAGCCCCTCATTTGAGGAACTCATATAGGTATCGATGAAATTCCAGCGGTCAGATAATTCTCCCAAATCTTTGGCAATGTTTGAAACACGCTGACTAGCTGAAATTAAATCAGCCTCTGATTGTGCTCTTGCCTCATCGTTTGCCTGGACAAAGTCCTTGTAAGCCTTTATCCAATTATCAAGTGTGTCAGCGCTAGCTTTAGCCTCAAGCTCAGCCTGGATAATTCCAGCTTTCTCGTTTAGAGCGTTCAGTTGTTCCTGAGTTAGCCCTTGGTCAGCTTTTGAGTTAAGGTTATCCTCAATATCTTCAGGAGCTGGTATCCAATCAATAGGGATTGTACCTGTGTTAACCCTCAAATTTGAGATGATAACCGTCCCCTTTGAACCATCCTCAAGGTCAAGGTTTAAGAAGATTTCTTGAACAAAGTCGCTAGTTCGGCCATTGGTATAATCTTTCCATTCAAACGGCTGAGAATAAGTACCAGTTTTTCTAGTAGTAGTATCTATGTATGGTTTACCTAAGACTGCATTATTAGTTGTATAGTCCCACTGTTCAGGGGAGCCATTGCTATACTTAACAACACGATTAAGTCTAAAACCATTAACGGCCTCAGAGGCTACATAGTCAAATGATAGATACAACGGTTGAATAGAACGCCATTTATAACTTGGCGGAGCAAGCCTGTAAATTTTACCATCAAGGCCAATAGTAGGTCTTGATGTGCCTAGCGCAAAGTTTCTAGCGCCCATTTTGACATTATCAAATAGCGCCGTCCACTTGTAGAGCGTAGGGTCTTGGCTATCCGCCTCTATGAAATCAACATAGGTACCAAAATAGCGTTTTTTTAAGCTATCAGTCGTACTAAACCCATCACGCCCATCCTCTGAATTGGCCCAAGCTCTATGCAAGTACTGAGTTTTTCCTGCCGTTCCGTCAGACGTATTGATAAGAGTCAACTGGTCAGAGGCTACCTCTTTGTTATCAATCCACGCCGAGACTGTCAAAACCATCTTTTGGTTGATGTCGGCAGCTCTCACAATGTAACTAGAGCTTGTAGCCTTGATTACACCATTCACCACCCAACGCCATCCAGCGTTGATGACCTTGTTACCTTTCGTGAGAGTAGGAGTCACAATCGTCTGACCTTGACCATTCTTAAAGGCTACACCGTTGTCAGTAGCCAATTTGATTGTGTAAGGCTTAGCCTCTTCTATCATCCTGTCTAGCTGTTGCTGAATACCTTGAGAAAGTCTATTCTCAAGCGCTTTTGCGTTTGAAAAAGTGGTCTTATTATTCTTCGGATTGGTAAAGCTGATAGTTTGCTCAGATACCCTCATCTCAAGCAAAAGAGTAGGGTTAAATCCGTCATCATAGACCTTGACTGTATCCCCTATTTCCAAATCTGCAAAGCCCTCAGCCTCATAAGTGACTGCAGGGTAGCAATTCTTCTTCAGTTCACGGTAAGCCATCGAACGGATGACCTCAGGATTTGAACTTTCTACCGTCATGTCTTTACGAGTCCACTGGTCACGCTCGCCTGTTGAGTGAGTAAATGTAGATGGATACATCTGCATTGAGAGAGGGGCATACAAAGCAGCTCCCGACTGATAAAACTCACGCTCGCCCTTTGCGTTGTTAACTGACCAAGGACCAAGGCCTCTAATATCAACCACGTTGCCTTTATCATCCTTACCAGTAGGTACTACAGTGTTGTAGATCCTGGTCTTATCAATCGTGCGAGTTAAGGTTTTTAGATTTTTGCCGTAAACCAATACAGTCGGACTCAACTGACCTACACCTTGATGGTTGTCATCATGCTCATGATAGACATTGACAGTAAATGACTTGATAGAGCTGTCATCGTTGAGACGTGTGTCAAACTCGATTTCAGCATCAAATTTCTTAGCTAGACTTAAAAGCCTATTGAGCTTGGTATCTGTACCCTCCCACTCAGCAGAAATTTTCTTATCAGAAATCTCATTGACGCCAATTTTTAAGAAAGTATAGTTGAGCAGGTCCATCTCCTCGCAAAACTCCTTGAAGCTCATAGCCTTAGGAGATTTATAAGGAATTGAGTACTCATTGATAAGTTCAAGGTTTAGGTTGATGCCGTAGCATTTAATGACCTTCTCGTTTTCCTCGACTTTTCGGATAGTATGCAGGTAGGTTTTGCCTTTGTAATGGAACGACACAAATGCCTTCTCATTTAGAGTGTTATAGGCTCTTTTTTGCCCGATGTCTGAGATAATGGCTTTTTTAAAGACCGTAAAGTCAAAGATACTAGAGCCTGTTTCGAGGTATCTTGTCCAGGTATCATTGAAATAATTCAATGTTCCTTGCTTGTTATTGTCAATGAATGCCACTTTTCTCAAACTTGAATCATGGATTGTTAATAACATTACAAATACCTCTCTTCAAACTCCACTTTGATAGTAGGCTTGGTCTTAATCCAACTTGAGCAATAGACTTCCAATCGGCTATTGCCTGGAGGGATAGTCAGCCAGTGCGAACCGTCAACGACGTCTACTGTCCTCTCAATTCCGTCAAGCGTTACTGAGTCCGTCTCGCTATTGACAATGAGATTAGAGCCGATAGGGTACCGATTAGGTACATCTCCAATAGATGGCACAAAGTCCTTACGAAACATCAACTCATCAACGTACATATGCGACACCATAGGTTTATCGTGATAAGCTCCTAAGGTCACATGGATTTTAGCTGATTTTCTATCCTTGATTTCAGGAATGACAAAGCTATAATACGAGCCATTATAGTAGACTTGAACCCTTTCTGCGTTTCGCTTGAGCTCAAACTGACCTCTTGATGGGACAAACGGATTTTTGTTTTTATCGTCAGAACCAGTAAAAGTGAAACATTTCAAAAAGTTATACTTCCCTTTGCCGTCTGAACCAAAAACGTTGAACTCGCATTCTTGCCCTTTAGATCGTTTGAACGTCTCGACACCGTACAGAAATTGACCACTAGTGTCTGATACAGTTATCTTAATAAAACCGTACTGATCAGCACCGCCTGATTGAAATACCTGTTTACAAAACAGATAATCATTGAGCGAGCCTACACCTCCAGCGCTATCTGTTGGAATATCCCAGGAAAGCCCTGTCGCATAGTTCCCGTACTTGCCAGGCGTGGCTTGGTCTCGCAGTTTGATGTGTTTCTTATTCCAAAGAGTAGTCAGCTCAGACACTCCTGTCACGGTTTCCCCGTTATCATTCGTGATTGCTCTGTTTTTGACCGCTCTGTTGAAAGCATCTGAAATTCTATCCTCTCTAAAGTCAACCAAGACCTCAGAGCGCTTGACGGTGCCTGTGTCAGTTTCCTCACGGTCACCAACCTCAAGAGCTCCGCTGGTATTTACAAGACCGATGTAGCCATTCTCAGCATTGTGTTTGACTGTAACGATTGGAAAAGCTTCGACGTTGCCATTATTGACCAGGTCAAAAACAATTTTGTCACGCAATTCTTGACCATTGTCAAAGCGTCTATAGGTTGAGCTGTGAGCGACTCCGTCAGGCACAAGGATTTCAAACTCACCTTTTTGAAGCCATCTAGCTACGTTGTCGACATCCACAGAGCCAATGACAAGTCCCATGTAGTACTTGTCAGGTTCGTCTGAAATGGTAATCTTAACAGGCTTGTCTGTGTTCAAGATTGTGGCCAAAGCGTGCTTGGCTGACTCGGTATCTCTTGCCGTTTTTTTCTGAACGGCAAATTTAATTTTGATTTTTTTAGGTCCAGTTCTTACTTCCTGGACGTTAACGCCTAAAAAAGGAGCGTCATTTGTCGTGACGTTCCTCTCATTTCCTATCGGGCGTATTACTTCGCTTATTTTGATAACCTCAGAGAGGTCATGATTGTTATAGATTACTGTGTCCATTAATAATTACCTCTCATCATGTTATCGATCATGAGCTTGTCGTTTTGGAACTCGGTCATCTGTTGACCAATTTGTCCGACAAGTACTCCACTTTCCATCATCATGTTTACAGGTCGTTTGACTGCTTTCTCAGCAACCTCTAGAGCTTGCTCGACAATTCGATTAGATTTCTCTTGTACGACCTTAACACTTGCCTTGATTTGACGGTCAAGGTCAGATTTGACCTGAAGAGTCTTAGTAAGGCTTGTTTGTCCTACTCCGATGATATCTTCTGGCGCAAAGTTAAAGGCTTTGATTTGGTCGAATACATCGCCCATAGCATCATCTACCTTGTGAGCATCTGCCAGGATACCAACTGCCACCCCTTGCGAGATATAACGTCCTACGTTGTCTCTAAATAGTCGTGATGGACTGTGGATTTTAGCCTTGGCTTGTGCAGCTCTTTCAGCTTGAGCGACAAGCGCATTAGCTGCAGCTGTTACAGCTCCTAGAGCTGAATACATACCACTTGCTAAACCTTGACCAATCATAGAGCCTACATAGCGCATAGTGGACACACCTCTCATCCCTGTAGATTGGATAGAGCTGACCATTGTAGCCATCGCTGACATTGCTGAACCAACTCCAGAGCGTATGCCGTTTGTAATGCCTTCAGAAACTCCACGACCTGCCTGTTGGCCTGCCTGTGTCATTTGAACCGATGACTGTGTAATCACAGACACAATCAATGCCATACTTGACTGAACCGATGATACAGCCTGAGTCATTACTGAAGCTATGCCTGAAGCAAGCTGAGAGATGGAAGCTGAAGCTGACGAAGCTGAAGCGTTAATCATCGTTAGAGTAGATGACATCGCTGAAGCACCGCTCTGTGCCATCATCATCGCAGTGGCCAAAGACATCAGACCTGTCTGTAACATCATGATACTAGACACGGATCCAGAAAGGCTTGCAAAGGAAGCCGTAACCGATGAAGCAAAAGCGCTCATCGAAGCTCCAGCGCTTGTCAATGTTTCTGGCAATGTTCCAAGGCTAGTACTTAGTGATGATAGAGCAGTAGGTACTGATTGCAAAGCAAGGCTTGCAAGTTGAGCTGATGTAGCAATCAGCATCAAGCCAGTCCCTGCCTGTTGCAATCCTGGACCAGCAGTGGCGATGCCTGAGCTAGCAATAGCAGCAAGACCTGCTGAAACAACCGTCAAAGTCCCTGCAAGGTCAGCTAAATTGAGACCCACAAGGATTTGAATACCCTCAGCCATTGACTTGACACCTAGACCTGCATTTCTTGCAGCCGTACCAATCGACGTGAATACATTAGCAATACCATCTAAAACTGTTCTAACTGCACCACCAACTGAGCTGATGACCGTTGAAATGCCATTGAATACACTCTCAATACCCTTACCGATACCTTGAGCAGCCGTAGAGATTGACTCTCCAACTGATTTGAAAATATCGGCAATACCTTGTAGAGCAGTATTGATGGCTGTGCCTACAGAGATGATGATATTAGCTACACCATCCATGCCTGTCCGAATGCCCTCAGCGATTGCCTGAATAATGCTGATAATCTGAGGCGCATTACTTGAAATCGTGTTGATAATCAAGGCGAAACCATTGGCGATAGCGTCAACTAATACGGCTATCCCTAGCGCAGCGACTGCGACACCTGCTCCGATTAGAGCGATGGCAGCACCAAAGGCTAGAATACCGACTGCGCCTACTGTTAAGGCTGGGCCGATTGCTGCAGCACCCACTGCAAGCAAGGCTATTCCTGCCACAATTGCAAGTAAGGCAATCTGTGCACCAGCTCCAGCACTTGATAATTGGATAGCAGCTTGAACCAATACATAGATACCTGCTGCAGCTGCTAAGATACCAGCTCCAACCATGAGAACGGCTACCCCTAACTTCATGACTGAACTAGCACTCGCTCCAGCAGATGTACCGACTGCGGTAGTCCCTGCACTCATTGCGGTACTCGCAGCCGCATTCGTTGCTTGCGCAGCGGTCAATCCTAGGATGTTACCAATCAGCGATACAATATTTTTCCCAAAGTCAAAAGCTGATTTTAGACTTTTAGCAATCGCTACCCCTGTCTTGATGCCTTTTAAGGCCACAGCCATGGTCACTAGAGCGGTCGCTACATTTCGGATTGTGTTAGGATCAAGCCCTTTGACAAAACTAGCGAATGAACTCGCCATTTGTGAAACGAAATTTACAATTTTACCTGCAGCTTCTCCGATGGTATCCCAAGGAATAGCGTTTGCCAATTTACTTGCTAGGTCAAGCGCTGCCTCTGATAAGTCTTTGAGTGCTTGTCCAGCATTGTCAAGCGCTCCAGTGTTTTTGAAAGCCTCAAAGGCCGTCTGAGCCCCTGCGACCAAATCTTGGATGACTGTATTTACTGAGCCAATAATGCTCCCGATGTTAGCAAAAGCTCCTGTCACGGTTGAGATGATACCGTCTATATCAATACCCTCTAGGAAAGCTCCTAGTTTTTCAGCAATCTTGTCAAAATTGATTTTTTCAAGAGCGTCTGAAATTGCATTGATAGCCTTGATACCAAACTTATTGAGTTGTTCAAAAGCTGGCATGAGTTTATTAGAAAGGCTTTCTTTTGCTCCATCGATGGCTTGGTCAACTGTTTTAAATTCCGTAGCCATCTTTTGGAAAGCGTCTGAGTTCCCTGCACGATTGAGAGCGTCAAAGAAATCCTCAGTTTTAACTTTCCCATCCTGGACAGCTTTTACAAGGTCAGCCGTAGACATTCCCATCTCTTTTGCGACTGCAGCCATACCAGCAGGAGCTTGTTCCATCATGATTTTAAAGTCCATCCAGGCAATTTTAGGTTTACTTGCCATCTGTGTTGCCTGTGTTGACAATGATTTCATGGCTTGAGCTGGGTTTTCAGCTGAGGCTGCAAGACCACCAAAGGCCTTAACTAAGCTCCCTACATTTTTTGTACCTACAGCATCAAGCTGTGAGTAGGTACTAGCCATGTCAGAGGCTGAGTAGATGGTCTTGGTTGCAAAATCCTGCATTTCTTCTTTTGCTTTCTTGATTTCGTTAGCTGAGCGTCCAAAGGCTTGGAGGTTCCCCTCGAAAGTTTTCCAAGCTTTCTGTGAGCTATTAAGCTCGGACATCATCTCACGGATGCCACCATTTAAAGCTCCAATCCCTGAAAAAAGAGCTGAACTTATTACATTGGCGCCTAAAACCGATTTAAAAACCGAGCCTGCTCGCTCTCCGCTTTCAGCTAATCCACCCATCAAGCTTTTTAAACGTTCGACACCTGACTGTGCCTTGTTACCATCCATTTCAACCTGGATGACAACTTTCCCATCTGCCATTGTGTACCTCCTTTCTATTCGTAATAATCGTAGTCGTCGTCTTCCAGTTCGTCGTCATCGTCGTCTGGTAGACGGTATTCTTTTTGTAGTTTTCGCATATTATCGATGTATTCCTGACTGTCGCCCTTTTGCGGTTCGTAAGAGCGAATCTTCACGACCTCTACAAATTTGGTTCCTTCAGGCAAACCGACAAGCAATGCGTTGAATTTTTTCCAGTGCAACTTTCCAATCTCTTCAATTAAGTCGATTTTGTAGGCTTGCATGAAAGAAGCAAAGATATAAGCTCCGTCATGCTTCACGTTGTAGAGTCTTTTCTGTGGTGCTTCTGACGTCGTCGAGGACTTTATGACATTACCTGCCAGGTCGTACTCAACGTCATCTTCTTTTTTGCCATTTTGTATGTGTTCTTCAAAGATTGCCAAAATCACTTGCATGGCCTCGTTTACGGTCAAAAAATCAAAAGAAACACCTGTCAGGATCCGCAACGCAAAGAAAGGTCGCATAATGTCTGAAACTTCGTCGTCTTTCCACAATTCAAAGACTTTCAAAACTCTATCAAACGATAAGTGCAGAGGGAAAGTCTGTTCTTTGCCTTCAATTTCTAGAACAAGCTCATCAACTAGCTTTCTAGAAATATCTAACATGGCATCACGCTAGATACTTCTTGAGTGCATCTTCTGAGTTGCGCTCTTGGTAATCTTTGATAATTCCAAGGACTGTCTGAACCAGATAGTTAAATGCGACTGTCGAGTCTTCTTCTGCGAATTTGAATACTTTTTCAAACTCTTCAGCGCCAAAAAGACGAGTCCACCCGTCCTCAACGATTTCTCTGCCCTTCTTAACGATTGCCTCGTCAGAAAGTTTCCCCATTTTTTCCCATTCTTTCTTCAAATTATCAAGAAATGAGTCAAGTTCTTTGACGCCCTTGTCATTTGCTAAATATTCCAGTTGGAATTCTCCAAAATCAATAGGGATGATGTTACTAGCTTTTTTAATGACTACCATGCTTTTATGCTCCTTTCAAAAATAAAAAGGCGTGATAATTCACGCCTTAGATTATCCTGGTACTACTGTTGATTTCTTAGGTTTACGAGTCCATACGACCTTGAACTTAATACTTTCATTTTCAGAGGCTTCTCCGTCTCCGATTTCGATACCAGAAAGACGAGCTGGTCCCTCGTATTGAGTTTTTCCAGTTACGTCAACTTCCTTGTACCAAACCAAAAGCTCGTCGCCTACTGCGTCTTCTTTGTCAGCGACAAAGTTCTGCGCTTTGTCATCTGTATCACGAACGCCCTCAAAAGAGCGCCCTCGTGTTTTAGTGATCACTTGTTCTTCTGGTGTTCCGTCACCAGCAAAGTCTGTGAAGTCGTCTGTCTTCTCGTCGTTTTCTGGTGATGATGACTTGATGCCTTTAGCAATCCAGAGGTAATCTGTCGCAGTTGGTGGAGTGTCTGGAGTTGCTTCTTTGTAAGGCGCAATATAATGTTTACGTTTTACGTTTTTATTTTTTGCCATTAGTTATTCATTCCTTTCAATTTCAAGGCTGGCAGTTACGTCCAGCAAGTAAATGTAAAAGCCTTGCTCGTCTAAATCATTCAAGTAAGGCTTGTCGACTTTCAGACCTAAGAACTCGTAAGAGCCATTCTTACTTGGCAATTCTAGGTCCATTTTTGATAAGGCAGCGTTAATCTGCCACAATGTATTATTGTTTAATTCCTGATCTCGTGACTTGATAGCAATTTCAAAGGGCAAGCTGACTGTTTGAGTTCCAGCCATATCCTCGTCTACAACCTCTCCACCAGGGAGAGGAAAGACGACCAATCCCTCTTTCTCGGTTAAATAACCAAGTTTAGACGGGATTTTGTCTTGAATACCCTCGATATGCTCAAGCAAGACATCTGCAAAGTCATTGTTTTGGTTCATTTCAATCCCATCGCTTTCAATCCGACATCGCCCCACTTCTTAGAGTGTAAGGCAGCGGCTTTTTTATCCCACCTTGGACCAGTTCCAGGCGTTGGCCGTTGGCTCAGTAACTTCTCCTTATTAGCAAAAAAGAACTTCCTTTGTTTCTCAGAAAAGAACCCTTTCCGCTTCTTGCCCCAGTATAGCAATCTAGCGTAAGGCGTCACATACACTACCGAATCCTGTCTGACATGGGCACTAGCTCTTAAAATTCCCTTTCTTTTTGGGACGTATGGATCCATGTCTAGTAGCATTTGGTTAGCAATGGCCAACTTACCCTTGGCAAAGTTCTCAGGCGATACCTTCTTCTTAACGCCGTTCAGGTCAATCTTGACACTTACACCACCACCCACTAAATCACCTCGATTTCATAAGCTAAAAGCCTACTTGTCAACGGATGATACTGAGGGATGATGTTCTTAACAATGTAGCTGACTCCGTCCTCTTCGACAATGCCACCGATGTAGCTCTTATCGAGCGACACAGAGCAGTATTTGTGATACACAATCACGGTTGAGGAATTGTACTCACTACGATGATTGCCTGAGCCAGAATGAGAGTAGGACCTGTCGAATTTACAAGGAGATAATAAAAGGGGGTCAGAATAGGTTTCTTTCCCCCACTTATCCTCTCCGATTGACTTCTTGATAGTCACAGAATCAGGTAGCATTCTCTTATCTATCATAATCAACCCTCGCAAAGCCAAATCCAGCCATTCGAAGCCAATTCTCCGTGTCCTTGGATAAATTATATCGTTCAGCTACTGAAAGCGAGCCCGAGCCGTTCTGTGAGCCTGTGCGATAGCTTACCGACGTCCGTCCGACTGACATACTAGCAATAGACTGTTTGTCCTCTGCTGTCATGACTCCTGAACTATCTAAATAAGCTATCTGATAAGCCATAGCGAGCTTGACCGCTCTTTTTCGTGCTTCATTGTCGCTTTCAAAGCTATTCAAGAAATAGAAATCTCTTGTAAAAGCATCAATAGCGAGCTTGGCACGCTTTAAGAGTTTGTAAAAGTCGCCCTCGCACTCAAAACCGAGTTCAGTGAACTCTTCTTTAGTTAAGTAAGACATCTATTCACCTCCTTACAAGGCGAATGTCTCCGCCTCAAATAGATCTTGCTTAGGCTCTTCAACGAGTTCAAGGCAATCTTCACCAACAACCTCATTAAAGAGGCCATTGATTCGATTAGCTTCGTCTTGATCTAACTCGTATTCTTGCCCTTTGTCAAAATGACGGTCAGACTTAGCTAGATAAGCGTTCAATTTTGCTTTAAACTTGGCCATTTAGCACCTCCAAAAGTTCATCTTTGGTCTTGTTTGAATAGCCCTCAAACCCTCGCTCTTTAGCAAGAGCTTTCAGCTCAACCAAAGTGAGATCTGCGAGTTGATGAGTAGCAAGTAGTTCTTCAAGCTCTGCCTCGTCAACCACTTCTTCAAAGCCGTCAGCGACTAATTGCGCTTCGAGCAAGCTCCCTTCTTGGACTGTGTAGACCTGGTTCAATTTTTCATACTTCTTCATGGATTACCCCCCTTATTAGGCTTTGTGAGAAACGTAGACACCGTCTTTCTTAGTCTCTAGGACGAAGAGGTCATGATACAAACGGTTTTGGTATAAGTATCCGTCGCCTTCTGTATGTTGACCAGGTGCGAAAAGATAGATAGAGTTAAATTTAGCTTTTGCAATTACTGCAGGTTTAGCAACGATCAAGAAGTTGATGTCTTTACCGTCTGCTGCCTTAACAAATCCAGTAGTGAAATCAAATTTAGTCTTGAAGCGTGCATCGTCCCAAACTTCGATAAGCTGAACTCCATCAAGTGAAGTGACACGAGTGTCGATGCCTTGAGGTGATGTAGTAGCGATTGAGCGTGTGAACTCTTTAGAGCGTTCCAAGAAGTCCATAACTTCGCTAGAAACATAAACAACGATGTTCTGAGCGCCATATTTACGAACTGGCAAAAGAGCAGCTTTCAAGCGTGAGTAGATATTCACTTCTGACAAGTCAGCTTCAGACTTGAAGTGTGTACCTGTGATAGCTTCTGTTGCAAGTTTAGAGAAACGGTAAGCGTCAACTTCTGGAGTTGCGTGTTCAGTGATGAATGTATTAGATACGTTAGCAGCTGAAAGCTCTTGGTTTGTTTCGTCTACGTCTGCAGCGTCTACAAAGAACTCAACGTCACGGTCAAAACCGAGCGTGTAAACTTTCTTGTCGTTTGAAACTGTACCAGCGTTGTAGCCTTTAGATCGTGTGTGTGCTTTATAACCAGTAACTGAAATTGTAGGCAATTCAAACGATTTAGCACCTAACCAGTTTACTTGTGGTGTTTCCAAAATGTTAGTAAGTGCACCTTGCATCAATTTCTTTTCAAAAGTGCCTTCATGTTTAGTGATATAGTTAATTGTCATTATAGATCTCCTATTAGTTATTTAATCCTAGAGCTTTTAGAAAAGCGTCTTCTTGGTTCGTTCCAGCCGTCGGATTTCCTCCAGCTGAAAATGTCGGCTTCTTCTCCTCAGATTGCTCTGTGCGACCAAACTGAGGATACTTCTGTAACACTTGACCGATAGCATCTTCAATAGACACATCATCGGATACCAAGCGAGCAGATAGAGTGATGACATCATCAACAGAATCAGCATTTACTCCCAAGGTCAGAGCTGATAGTTTCGCTTCCAGATTTTTCTTATCTGACAAAACTTGCTCCAGTTCTTTCTCTTTAGTAGCAAGTGCCTCTGACTGTTTCTCAGCCTCGCTCTTTTGTGAGTCTTTCCACTCTTTGAGTTGCTGAAGCCCTTCTTTTGCACTCTTGACATCTTCGAATCCTAGGCTTTTGAAGATTTTTTCTTGTGCTTTCTTGGCTTCTTTAGCGACAAGACCAGTCACCTCTTCTTGAGTGAAAGTCTTGACAGGTTGCTCTTGAGTTTGTGACTCAGTGTTTTCTCCAGCATTGACTGGCTGGTCAGCTTGTGTTTGAATGTCTTCTGGCATTCTTCTGTCCTCCTAAAATTAGGTATTATCTTCCGTTCTTTACCGACTGCGGATAAAGTCAAGCAAAAAACCGCATCAAATTTGACACGGTTTATAGTGTTTTACAGTAATTTATTGAGATTTATTCCAATTTGTTGAAAAAAAACGAATTGTGAGTTATAATTAGATTAAGAAAGAAGTGTGGTTTTCCCGCCCAAAAAGCCTTAGAGCTGTGGGAGAGTCACACTTCTTTTTATTTTCGACCAAAAATATCTATAATCTCATCGCCTTCTACCAAAATAATATTATCAACCCATCGTCTATTATGATTTCTGTAAATTCGTCCTATTCTTTCAAGTGCACCGCTAACATCCATTTCTGTTTTTGTAATGTCAATGACAAAAGAATGTGCTTGTTTTTTCTGACCTTTAATAGCCGTATCAATATTATTTTTTCCGATACCTTCTATTTCTTTTGCATCATAGCGAACGCCGTCAATCAAATAATCTGGTACTGGTATGCCGCTAGGGTTTTCTACTTTGGGATTAAGCTGCACATGTCTTCCTAACTCTCTAGCAACTAAATGAGCAAGTTCTCTTTCTCTTTGCGATGGTTCAAATTTAACGTTATGCCCATCGACATAATATTTTTTGCCGTCTTCTTCCCAGAAATTCATTTCTGAGACCTTAGCTTTGCTAGGATCTACATTTGATAGCCATTTCTCTTTTACAGAAACATAAGACTTATTGCCAGCAGGTTCGACACTTGCTGTTTTTTCGTTTTTCTTGAAGAGTCTTTCTCTTTCCTCATCCCGTTTTAGGAATGGGTGTTTGTCGACGTAATCTTTCAAGGCTGATTTCTGAGTTCTTACTTTCGCCTTGTACTTGTCTATTAGGTCATCATCGCCTAACTTCTCAGCGACGTGAAGTTTTTCCTTATTCGCTCTGATAGACCGTTCTAGAGCTCTCTGTTTAGCTTCTGCGTTAGCATTTTCTTCCGCTTGTTCTGGTGTAACCTCTGCCACGTCCTCGCCTAAATCAGGCTTGTAGTTAGCTCCTGGGATAAATGGCGTTATCATGTGCCCACAGTTGATACCAAGACACCCTCCAGGTTTACCATAACCGTAGTCAGACAAAGCAAGAATCTTCTCGCCATGCTCGGTTCTAGCGTGACCAGTCGTGACTATCTGATGTTGCAAAGGAGCGCACATTTCTCTCGCTGATGCTTTCTTTGAAAAGTAAAAGGTATCAATGCCCAGCTCTTCAGCTGGTCTCGTTCGCATTTCTCGAAAAGTTCGATAGGTTGTCGTCTTGATAACAGTCCGTGCGTAATTGTCTATCTTCCAATTTCTCCCAGCGCTATCTTGAAAACCCTGAAATCCTTTCTCTTGCCACTTCATGACCGTGTCAGAAATAGCCTTGTCTGATGTAGAAAGGCCAGTGACAACTCTAGCGACAGATTGCTCAACAATACCTTGATAAGCGCCTATGACAGCCTTAGGAAGCGTTGTGTTGATTAGATTGTGTAGCTCGTCAATCGCTTGGTTGGCATAATCAGCAAGAATTTCTTGAATGTAATTATTACTTCCTAATGATCCACGGCCTAAATCTTCCATGAGTTGTTGCTTCGTGTCTGTGTAGAGTTTTAAGCCTTCATTTTCGACAATGTGCCGCATTTGTTCTTCAGCTACGCCTGAACGCTCATAGATTAGTTTTAGGTTCTCCTCATTCAGCATGTGCATCTGTTGCATCTTCTCGAGTTGCCAGATGTACGGTTGTTTATCAAGATAAACCGTGCCACGTTCGGTCACACGTTCGACCACGTTGTCAAACAAATCCAAGGCTAACTGATGATAGATGTCTGCGACATTGCTCGCTTGAAGCAGCAGTTGCTCGTCATTGAACTGTATCGGTGGTCTCTTGTTTCCTTTCATTTAGCATCCTCTCTAGCAATGGTCTTGATGTTTTCATAAAGAGCTTAGCAGGGTTTGGAGCTAACGAGAAAATCTTTACAAAAAGGTTCATTTAATCACTCCCCGTAGATATCAATGTCTTGTTGACTTCGCTGACTGTTGGCCGTGTCCATCGTTTCCTGATTGATTGCTTGAATCATATTCTTAGCATCAGCTTCTGACATATTGAATGCCTTTTGGATAGCGTGAGCCTTGCTGACAATGCCACTGGCCAAAGCCTTGGTCCAATAGTCAAGCTCATTGTTCTTGTCAGTAAAGACTCCATCGTCCAGATTGATTGCAATCTTCTCCATCTGAGGAATTTGACCGCTATACAATCCATAAAGACTACCAAGCTCGCAGATTGAGATAATCAATTCTTTCAAAGATTGCTCAACCAAGCTGACAATACTGTTTCTCATTTGGTAAGTATCAGAGTTTTCAGAAACGACCTCTGTCGCAGTCTTCAAGCTCTGCCCGTCAAATGTAAACATCCCAGCTGATACACCTAGAAGCATTTCAAAGAGCGATAAGCCTTCGTTAATGGTCTTGATGTAATCATCTGCTCGGATTGCAGTTGTTAGGTCTGTGATGCTTCCTCCATCCATGTCATTAGTGGATAAGCGTAAGTAGACGTTTTGCTCAGTATCGAAACGCTTGACAAGCTGGACGTCTCCGTCTTTATTAACTACTCGAGTCTCTGTAAGGTTTTCAGGAACTGCCACTCTGCGTTGTCCCATCTTGACTTCCCACTTGAACTCGTCATAGGTGGTGTTAATGAAATCAATCGTGCTCTTGGCATTGTCAAAGATAGACAAACCTAGAGGCGAATTGATGTCCTTGTTGTTCATTCCAGGAGGTTTTAGGTAAGAAAAAAGCGGTCTTGTTAGACCGTCAAGTTCAACTTGTTCTTCTAAATCCTCATAGACTTCAGCTAGAGGAACACGTCCACCTACTTGTTCAGAGCTTTCAGACCTGTATAGTTCGTTAGTGATGATGTACTTCCCGTCGCTTGACCACTCGTGGAACTCAATCAACGTGTAGTAGATGTTCTTCTGACCTGAAGCCTTAATCGTCTTAGTCACGATAGCAGCGCTTGAAATATCCTGCGTGTTAGATTGAAGTGGTAAAAAGACTGGCGCTTGAATGAATGATACTCTCACTCGTCCATTATCCACATAAGGCCTCATGGCAAGTCCTCCAAGGGCTAAACAACTCTCAAGGTAGCGCTCAAAATTCTTGTTAAAGCGATCATTCTTCAATGTTTCTTGAATGAATGTATTTGCGTCTTTATCGTCTAATTTAATTGAGGCTTGCTCATTAAAGACCAGACTAGCAATCTTCTTGGCAGCGGTCCGAGCAATTGGCAAAACAGTCATTTCTCTCTGTTTCATCATGCCGTCCGTGTTCGTGTAAGTAACCGTTCCAGCGTTGCTTTGATAGTATTTGAGGTTCTCGTTAATCCGTCGATACTCTGCGCTTGTTATTGCGATTTTAGGATGGTCTGTGATACTTGCCAGACTTTCTGTCGTCATTCTGTATTGACTCCTTTTTATTAGATTTTTAATGGTTTGTATAATTCCCATTCTTTGATATGCTCCTGTTAAAAATTAGCGTATTTCTTGTAAAAGACATTGACACTATATCTGAATTCGTCCATTGCGTGGTTGTCTTTATCAATGGGCCTTCCGTTATCGTCACGACTATAAAGACCAATCTCTTTCAAGAAATAGTAATGGTCGTACTCTTCCTCTGAATGATTGATAAGCAGGAACTGACCTGAAGAGATGATATTCTGGCCACGTTCAATCCCTACCTCGATACCCTTCGCCTTGCTGCTGACGTCATGGGCGTTGTTCAAAGCCCCTCTTGTCTGAATCCCTAGCTTGTGCAATTCCTCTCGTAAGGATCTACACGCTGGGTCAATCCAGACATCGGTATAGCGCATTTGATACTTGCTAACACACCACTGAATGAAAGCTCGAAGCTCGACTGCATAGGTAGACATGGCTTTAACTTGACCAGTCTCAGCTCCGCTATGGTAATAATGAGCTACACGGTTAAGTCTGAAAAAGGTTTTGCCGTCCTCTCTGTGTTTAGTAACGATGTTGCAAGACATCGATGTAGCGTCAGATTGCCCACCATCGCCATTGAAATACATTTCCATAGGTTCGCCTACCAAACTATCCTTGATGTTCTTCTCGAGGTCAAATAGGCCGTATATAACGCCCTGAGGCATGACACGTTGACCGAGCACGTCTCTCTTGTAGAGATAAGGATTTTTCTTTAAGGCTTGAATAATAGACTGCTTACGCTCTTCAGATAGAATCGGATTGTCATCCATAGTCCAATGCGTCCAGCGTGTGTTTTGAACGTCAAATACATCCTTAATAACAGGATGCTGAGGTGCTGGAGGGTTTAGATCAGCTAGATGATATCTGAGCTTAGCAGCCCACGTCCGTCTGAATGCTTCCTGGATAAAATCCATGTTCAGCAGATTGATTTCACAAAAGACGACTGAACCTAAAGACATACCAGTGATAGCACCTACACTATTTGCTTTACCGCCCCCTTTATAATAAACTCGCTTAGTGCCGTTTGGTGTATCGATTAAGAGGTGGTCTCCGTGCTCATCGTGTTTGATTTTGCAATTACCATCGAAGATGTGCATTAGCCCCGTTCCGTCACCGTCAATAAAAAGGCGGTAGGCTTGTTCTTGGTTGTATGCAGCTATCAAATGGTTCTCATCTTGTGACTCAATCAAGTACCTGGCATATCTAAAATGACCAGCGGTTGTCTTACCGCTTCGAGGTGTGCCCTCGTTGACTTCAAGCTCATAGTTGAATGGCCTGCGAATGATTTTGAGTTGTTTATTTGAAAACTTAATCTTCAACCTCGTCACCGCCCTTCACTGCGTTCAAAAGAGCTTCCATGAGAGTAGTATCAGATTTAGAGCCTTGATTTTTCTCAATCTTGATCTTGAGCAATTCAATCTCTTGTCTGATTTTCTCATCTGTCAACTCAAAGTCTTTCCACGCCATATTGTTCATGCCGTCTAAAGCTGAAAGAAAAGCCGTTGAATTAGCTTGTCTAATGCCGTCATTCTCAATGCTTGACCTAGCCTTATTTTTAAGCCATTCATACTCATTGAAAGCCTGTTCTCTGGACCATAAGGACATGTTGGAGAATTGCTTGAGCAACTCACGATACCTCACCCTTACCTCACCCTTATTAAAAAGGGCGGAGGCTTTATTGTCGACTACAGCATCGCTCATTTTTTCAGCTTTGTAGGCTTGTCTGTACGCTTGTCTTTGAGATAGTCCAGAGATTATCCCTTGGACAAATAGCTCTTGTTTTGGGGTTAATTTATCCACTCATGGACTACCTCCTTTCGGACAAAATAAAAACCACTCAAAGAGTGGTTTGATATGAGGCGACTACTGACCTCTGTTAGAATCGATATTATATTCTTACCTTTTCTTTTTTATTTTTTTGTAGCCTTTTTTTGCGATATTAAAACATCCTACTCTATCGCCACTGGTAACCCAAGCCAGCAGTTTTTCAGAAGCTTTTCTAGGCTTTTGCCTAAGGTGCCTTTGCTTTAATTCTTGATGATACTATAATAGCACGATTGATTGACCAGTGCACTTAAATCTAGTTCGCATTAGTTCGCATTAGTTCGCATTTATCAACTACAGCACCCAATTCGCGGATTGCATCTTTCTTTTTTTTGTAAAAAGTTGTCTTGCTACAATCAAGATGATCCATCATATCATACACGCTTGCTTTCTGAATATAAACCATCCTTAAAATTGTTCGACTTGCAGGCTTAGGCATTTTATCAATCAATTTACTGAGCTCAATTCTGCGCTGGATAGCTTCAGCAGTTGCTTTCTTCATGTACTCTTTCAAGGAATCTTGCATGCTAAAAATATCGATGTAACGTTCATCTAATCGAACCTTCTGACCACCTTGAACCTTATCCATGCTCATTTTAGGGCTAGAAAGTAAACTAGCTTCAAGATTAGCAAGCTCGTCTATTCGATTCTGTATCTCTTCATCCAAATTCTGTAGTTCATCAAGTAACTCTTTAGCCTTGTTCACTCTCTATCTCCTTTTTGTGGTATAATAATATTATTGAAAACGTTGTCGAGGCAGAGAGTGCCTTGGCTTTTTTTATTTTAGTAGTAGCTATTGAGTATGCTCATCGTCTTTTCATAGCTTAGATATACTTTTGCTCTTTCCTCCTCGTATCCGAATACTTTTGGAATTCTGAAGTAAATGATTGTAGCGTTGTCATGTTGTTTGACAACTGAGAAAATGTGCTTGAGCAAGCTTTTTCTAAAAGCTACATTAGGAAAAACTACAAGCTCTTGAGCTCCTATTCCTGTTGTAGTCACTTTCTTTGTTTTGCTTCCTGTGTACGGATATTTTTTAGGTCTCATAATCTCACCTCGTCTCCAATCCTCAATGTTTCGTAGCTTGTTTGCGTGACTACGAAAATGCCGTAGTTCTGTATTGTGATCGTGTACATGTCGCCTATTTTTTCTTTGTGAACGACTCTGCCTTTGATTTCTGCGCCTCGGTTATCTGCTTTGTAGATTACAATCGGGCGCTTTTTTTCAAGATTTTTAATGTGGACACATTGCCAGATATTCAAAGTAGCTGACAAGACAATCCACAGTGCTATAAATCGCTTCATGTTTACTCCTATATTTTATCTTTTAGATTTCCTTTTACAGATTAGTTCAACTAAAATCCCTACAAGAAATGCCAATCCTCCAAAAAGAAAAGAATGTACTAACAAAACCGGTATTAAATAAGGTTTGATTGGGAAAATTGAAAATACCCATGTAAAATACCATTCAATAAGCCAGCAAATAGTGAGGAGAACGACTGCAATTGTTGATAACATCAATGTTACTGCTCCAATACCTTTCAGAAAGTCACTCATCTTTCACCTCCTCGATCTTGATTCCTGGACAATCGAATACCCACCCGAAACCTGCTTCTTCTAGCTCTTTGCGTGTGTGAGTTCGCCCTTCGACGATGGTCCCGAGTGTATCAATCCAAATCCAGCTGTCGTCATGTTTGATGCGTGTCAAAACACCTCCGCTCGAAGCAATATTAAGCATTACAATCTTATACTTTTTTTCTTTCTCGACTGTGTAGCCGTAAATCCAAGCAAGGGCGAATATATTTTTATTTTCGCCTAAATAGAGCCACTTTGTAGTTTTTTTGTTTTTTTCATTAAGTACAAAGCACATTGAAGCCAGTAAATCCCAGCCTTTCAATCTACTCTTCTCGATATATTCCGCCACAAACTGCGGGATTGTGACTTTATCACGTTCAACCATGCCCTCAATTTTTCCTTGCTCATAACCCTCACGCCATTTTGCACGACTGAAATCTTGCTTAAATTCACTTATGATAACCTTTAACCAAACTTCACGGTCGTGCAATGGCAATTCCCGTAATCTTGCCAGTATGTTTTTTACATAGCGAGGCGCTTCGTCTGCGTGCCCTGTTTCTGGTTCGTCTAGTTGTTTTAAGTCTCTCAAAACTTGAGACGTATCAACCCTTCTGAAACAGTCATGGTTCAAATACTCGTATTTTTTAATCAATTCTTCTATTTTCATCTTCCAAATCCTTTATCTTACTTTCATAGTATTTGGCTTTTTTCTTCCAAAAGTCACGCTCTGCTGAACGAGTATGCACTGACGATTTGACCGTTGGTCCAGATAGCTCCCAAATTCTTTCGTTCGCTAGCTCCAGCGAATGCTTGTAACCTTTGAGTAGTTCTTCCTTTATGCTCATCATTTCACCCTTTCGAGCTTGACTCGATACGACTGATTGTTCTTATATGCGTTCTCAAGCTGAGCCTTGCATTCGATAGCATCCCCTTCTTTTTTGAAAAAGTGGGTTTCGTCTATCCTATCTTTAAAATATAATGTGACAGTATAGCTCATACTATTACCTCTCAACTTATCTTGTGGCTTTCCAGGTCTCCGAATTCTTGGCCATGGTTTACAAAATATGAACCAATCAGGATTGCATCTGCTTCGTCGTCTTTGACGTTAAGGTCGAACGTTTCGGACACTTTAG